TCACGGAAAACTTGGTGTTATCATCGGGTACAAGTATGCTTGTAACCATTGGAGAGTAAAGACCATGGATGGAATGGTGTTATTGTTAAAATCTAATGAGTTGGAGTTTCTAAATGAATGTCGGTGACTTAGTTGATTATTATGGAACACAGGGTGAGCAGATACCACTTACTTATAGATCAACAGAAATGTCTGATTATCAGGATAATCCAGAACCAGATATGGCTGAAGTTTATGAGATTTGGGATAAGAGGTCTGGTAAACAAATATTTGTTGCAACAGGTTTTAATGAAATATTAGAGGACTTTGACGATCCTTACAATTTAGATGGATTTTGGCCAATGCCAGAGCCGTTATATGCAGTCTCCACTACCGACACCACTCTGCCAGTACCAGAGTTGTTTATCTATGAAGATCAGATATTTGAACTAGATTTGATTACACAAAGGATTGCAGCACTTACCGAAGCCCTAAAAAGGCGAGGTGTGTATGATGCTAGTTTTCAAGAACTGATTAGATTGTCCGATGCTGATGATAACGAGTTTATCCCAGTAGATAACATGGCAATGTTACAGGCAGGTGGTGGCCTTGCTAATGTTATGCAAGAAGCCCCATTAGAGAACCTTATTAGGGCATTGACTGCATTATATCAATCAAGGCAGATAGTTATTGAGACTATCTATGAAATCACAGGTATTAGTGATATTATGAGGGGTCAGTCTGCATCTAGGGAAACAGCAACGGCACAAAGGATCAAAGGTCAGTTTGGTGCAATGCGTTTAGTCAACAGACAGCGCAGAATAGAAAAGTTTTTAGACAAAATTATGCAGTTAAAGGCTGAATTGCTTGTTGAGAACTTAGAACCAACCTTACTAGAAAAGATGACTGCGATTGCTATACCTCCAGAAGTGGTCGCAGTCATGCGTGATGACCGACTAAGAAGCTATAGAATATCTATAGATACAGAGGAGTCTAGTGCTATTGATTCAGCTATGGATCAAAAGAACAGAACCGAGTTTTTGACTGCTACAGTACAGTTTTTACAATCTGTAGGGCCGTTGGTAAGTTCTGGTGCATTAGGGTTCGATCAGGCAAAACAGATGTTATTATTCGCAGCTAGGGCTTTTCCAGGTGCTAGGGAGTTAGAAGAAAGCCTAGAAGCCATACAACCACCACAACCACAAGCAAATCCTGCTGATAAGTTGGTGGAGGTAGAAGCTGCTAAAGTACAGGCACAAACTGCACAAGCACAAACAGATGCACAGGTTAAGATAGCCAGACTTAACCTTGATAGGCAAAAAGCACAAGACGATCTTGCTATCAAAAAAGAAAAACTAGAAATAGACGCAGCTAAAATCGTAACTGGCTAAAATGAACAACAGCGAAGCACTAGGCCGTATTGTATGGCTTATGGGTCATTCTAGGCATCATGCAGCCTATAAGGTTAGTGATATTTACAGATTGATCTTACCTGCGATAGCTAACTATCAGTATCGTGTTTGGGATGGTGAAAACAACCCACAGGGTTTTATGATTTGGGCTTGGCTTACTGATGAAGCATCTGAAAACTATGAAAGAGGTAGTGTTCACATAACAGGACAGGATTTTGTTGGTGGCAACAACCTTTGGATAGTTGAGTTGGTTATGCCCTTTGGTAATGCAAAACAAATGCTTTTAGAAGCAAGAAAACATTTAGTCAGTCTTTATGGCAAAGGCACAATTCTTCATGGAAGAAGAACTAAGAATAATTTATTTAAAAAGGTGATTTTATAATGGGTGATAGTCCAAGCAACGACTCAGGTCAAGAAGATACATCTGATAGCTTTGATGCTAATATGGGTTTGTCTGAAACTGAAGTTGGTATAGCTTCTGGTGGTATTGATGATTTTAGTGATGCAAATATAGGATCATTACCCACATCAAGATCAACTTTATCTGATGCAGCAATGAAGTCTGCACGAACAGACCAAAGCCAAAGTCAAGATAGTCAAACATTTTTTAGTTCAGATGCTGTTCCTGATGCAATGGACTTTAATTTTGCAAACAGCCAAGCTGCACAACAATTACAAGAAAAGGCTAAAGGTCTAGACATACCAAGCATTGTACCAGGTGCAAGTTTAGTAAATGCGTTAACTGGTCTGCCATCAAGAATGACGCTCAATGCTTTAAATAGAGGTGAAGTGCCAACTTATACAGATGGTAATATTACAGGAACTACTGGACAAGGATTTGGTATGGCAAGTCCTACTGGTTCTGTGCCAGGCTATGATTTGTTTACACCTGTGACAACAATGACTAACACAGACATGAACATGGGTGATGACAACAATGAGCCACAGATTATTAGAGCAGCTAACCCAAGAGATGCAGTAGAAGAAGAAACAAGACCACCAGTATCAGATGATTTAGCCGTAAATTACTTACAAGACCCTTTTTATCTGTACTCAGGTCAAGGCAATCTTTATCAGCCTTATGGATATGCACAAAACACATTAGTTGATCTTTTACGAACAAGAAATCTAACACAACCAACACAAGCAGCAGCTAATTTAGGTCTGTTTGGTAATCCAGGAGACTTCATGTAATGCAGGTAGATATGGAAATGGCTGCGAAAGCCTATGCAGAATTATCAGAACAAGAAAAAGAAATAATAAGAGAAGCTGTAGACAGCCCTCTTATGGGAATACTTGCGAAAGTGTTTGGTCAAGAGTTTGTCCAAGCATTAGGGTCATTTAAAAGACCTGCTCGTAAGATGGATGCAGAAATGCGCCAACAAGCAGCAAGGATGCTCATGACATGAGTAAAAAAACTTACATTCATGTAAATGGCAAACTTGTTGAAAAATCGGAAGCAATACAATCTCATTCTGTTAATTTGATGAGAGATATAGAGCCATATCAAAATATGAAAGATTTTGGTTGGATTACGTCAAGATCACAGCATAGAGAGTTTTTGCGTAAAAATAACTTTATTGAAGTAGGGAATGAACAAAACCATATATTAAAATGAATGAAAATTTAGAACAGCTAGAAAGCACTCAAGATTCTGCGCCAACAAGCCCAGAAGCTAGTAATGAGTCAGCATCAGAGACAGTTCGTGAGACATTGAACAGAGTGTTGGCTAATCAGGAAATACCACAAGAAGAAACAGCCGAAACTCCACAAGAGATAGAGGAAGTAGAAGAAGAAGTAACAGAAGAAGCTGAAGAAAATTCTGAAGAAGAAGTCGCTGAAACAGAGGTCGAAGAAAAAGCAGAGGAAGAACAAAAGCCCTTAGAAGCTATTACACCTCCACAACATTGGCCAAAAGACTTTAAAGAAAGTTTTGAAAAGTTACCTGTTGAAGCACAACATTTGTTGTACGACAGGCACAAAGAATTAGAAGGTGACTACACCAAAAAAACTCAAAGTGTAGCTAAATACCGAAAGAGACAGGAAGCCCTTGATGAAATTATGAAGCCTTATTTGGCTGACTTTCAAAGAGCAGGGATGGATGAGATTGGTGCTGTAAGACAATTATTTGCAGCCCACGATTATTTGCGTAAAGACCCTAAACAAGCGATCCAATGGTTAGCTAAAAATTATGGGGTAGATATGTCGGAAGTCGGAATGGACACAGCCGAAGATGAATACGCAGACCCACAAGTGAAAGCATTGCAACAGCAAGTAGCCCAGTTACAAGGTTTTCTAAATCAACAACAACAGACACAAATGCAAAGTGTTCAGCAAGACACACAGTCAATGATCGACAAATTTGCAAGTGCTAAAGATGCTAATGGCAACCCTAAACATCCACACTTTGAAGAAGTCAGGGATAGAATGGGAGTATTGATACAAGGCAATCAAGCGCAAGACCTTGAGTCAGCTTATGAAATGGCTATCTATGCAGACCCTAAATTAAGACAGAGTTTGATGGATAACTATGCAGCGACCAAGACACAGAAAGAGGTTAAGACCGAAGCTGTTAAAAAGGCAAAAAAAGCACAAAGATCAACTGTTAGAGGTAACCCAACACCTGCTGAAAAAGCACTTCCAACTGGTTTGTCTGTAAGAGACACAATCTTGAAATCAATTCAACAATTAGAAAATAATGAAAGGGGATAGATTATGGCAAGTCCAAATTTATCGGAAATAATCACCACTACTCTTAGAAACAGATCTAAAAGTTTGGCTGATAACGTAACAAATCATAATGCTTTGCTACGAAGATTAAATGAAAATGGTAACGTATCAACTGTTACTGGTAGACAAATTGTTAGAGAACTTGAGTATGCTTCAAACGGCACAGTTGGGTTCTATTCTGGATATGAGACATTAGATGTTTCACCTTCAGATGTGTTAACAAGTGCTACATTCGACTATAAGCAACTTGCAGGTAATGTAACAATCTCAGGATTAGAGCAAATTCAAAACTCTGGTACTGAAGCTGTTATCAACTTACTTGAGTCAAGAATTGGTGTTTTAGAAAAAACAATGATGAATACATTGTCCACATCACTATATTCTGATGGCACTGGTTCTGGTGGTAAAGAAATTGGTGGACTTCAGTTACTTGTAGCAGATGCAGGAACAGGTACAGTAGGTGGTATTAACAGTTCTACATTTACCTTTTTCCAAAATGCTCAAATAACTGCAACAAGTTCTGCATTTAGTACAGCAAATGTCCAAGCAGATATGAATAATATTTACTTGAGTCTTGTTCGTGGCGCAGATAGTCCAGACTTAATTATGGCTGATGCAAATGCCTACAAAGCCTTCTTAGGCTCATTACAGGCTATTCAGAGAGTTACATCTGATACATTGGCAAACTCTGGATTTACAAGTGTTCAGTATCTTAATTCAGACGTGATCTTTGACGATGCTTGTCCAACAAATAAGATGTATTTCTTAAATACAGATTATCTAAGATTGGAAGTCGCAGCTAACAGAAACTTTGTTCCTGGCGAAGCTAAGATGAGTGTCAATCAAGATGCAATGGTAACACCTATGTTCTGGTCAGGAAACTTAACTGTTTCTAACAGAGCCTTACAAGGTGTCATTCACGTTTAATTTTAATTAACAAGAAAGGATAAGTTGTTATGGCAATAGCAGCAATTATGGGTATTGACCCAACAGCCGTAGCTGACACAGCAGAATTTAAGCCAGGTCAGTTAGGTGCTATCATCGATTCAGATGGTACAAAAATCTATAAGTACGTTCAGTATGATACTGGAGCAGGTAGTGTTGCAGCCACAAGTGGTAATGCAGCATATTACTACACATTAGATGGTTATAAAAATCATCAGGTAACTTCTGATCTATCTGACTCTGTAGAAATAGGTGCAGGGATTTTACAATCAACACCTACTGATGGTCAGTATTGTTGGGTTCAGATAAAAGGCCCTGCAACAATGGCAGCAGCACTAACAGCAGGTGCAGATGGTGACCCACTTACACCAACTGGTTCATCTGATGGAAAGCTAGACGTTACTGCCGATGTCACAAGCCATGTTTGTGCATTTGCAGGTGACATTTCAGATAAAGAAATCATCTGTGATTTTCCTATGTAAATAAAATTAGGGGCAGGGCAACTTGCCCCTTACTAACTAATCTGGAGGGATTTTATGAGTGTAGAACCACAATTTTATGAACGTGAGTTCAATGGAAAGATGCGTGATTTTGTAAGGATCACAATAAAAGGTATGAAGGATGTTTTTGAATGTCCTGTAAGACCAGAAGATTTAACTAGGTTTCCAACCGAATGGGAAGCCTACAAAAAGACAAAAGGTAAGACAAAAACAAAAGGCACTTCACTAAAAGAATTACCTGCTATGAGTGAGCCAAGAAGGGTAGAGTTAGAACTTGTTGGTATAGAAACTGTAGAGCAGTTAGCAGATGCAGATGTTGAGATATTGCGTAATATTGGTGAGCCTTATGTTGAGTTACAAAGAATTGCAGAGTTGCAGACTAAATCAAAGCCTAAGATAGAAAAAGTACACAAACCACTTAATTTAGGGATACCAGATGAGCCTATTGACGATATGCCAAAACGTAGCTGATTTTACAGGTTTTGAAAGAGAAACAACAATAATTGGTAACACTTCACCGACTGCAAGGCAGTTACTAGCTTTGGCGCAACGTGAAGGCAAACAACTTATGAGGTCACATACTTGGCCTATATTGTTAAAAGAGCATACTTTTTCTACTGCTAATGGCACACAATCTTATGCTCTGCCAACTGATTTTGACAGATTTGTAGGTGATACGGCTTTTAACAGAACTGACTTAGACAAGTTTACTGGCCCACTTACACCACAACAATATCAGTTAGACAGACATGGAACTGCTAGTGCAGGTATAACTCAAAGGTTTAGATTAAAGCCAAGTTCTAATGCACTTAGGTTTGATATTACACCTACACCTACTGCAACTGAAACAGTTGGGTTTGAGTATGTAAGCAGTCATTGGAATCAAAAGACAGATGGTACATCACAAGCAGCTTTTACTGTAGATAGTGATACAGGCATATTAGATGAATTATTAATAGAGATGGGTGTAACCTGGCGATTTAAACAAATGCACGGCTTAGACTTTGCTGAAGATTACAGACAGTATCAACTAGAGTTAAGACAGGCTATATCACGTTCTGGTGGCTCACCAACTATTACATTAGATGATGCAAGAAGATTAAGAGTAAGCCCATATAGTTATAACTTGCCTGATAGTGGTTATGGTAGTGTCTAATGCTTCAACCATTAAGATCAGCAAACAGATATAATGTAAAATCTGTCAATATACCTGCACCTTTTGGTGGCTTAAACTCAAGAGATAGCTTAGATGCTATGCCACAAACAGACGCAATAGTAATGAGTAATTTCTTTCCAACTGTGGAAAAGATAACAACAAGAGAAGGTTACAGTAGTTTCTGCACAGGCATAGGTACTGGCAATGTTGAAACATTAGTAGAACATAATGCAGGAGCAAATAGACAATTACTAGCTGTAGGGTCAAATGGTACATTATATCAGATAAATTCTGGTACTGCTGTTAGTAAAAAAACAGGTCTATCGAATGGTAGATTTCAAACAGTTGAATTTAATGGTTTAACCATTTTTGTAAATGGAGCAGATACACCCTTTAGTTGGAATGGCAGTTCAGCATCAAACCTAAGTATAACCTTGTCAGATAGTGCTAGTGCATCAACACTAAAGGGTGTTACAGCCTATAAGAACAGATTATATTACTTTACTGGCACAGATCAGAACTTTTACTATTCGGCTACTGTGGACACACATCAAGGTAATTTTACTAAGTTTCCTGTAGGTTTGGTTGGTACATTTGGTGGTAACTTAATACAGATTGGTGTTTTGACACAAGATGGTGGTGAGGGCATCGATGATCTTCTAACCTTGATTATGAGTAGTGGTGAGGTACTAGTTTATTCTGGCACTGATCCAAGCGCATCTAGTTTTGCATTGGTTGGTACATTTAGGATAGCAGAGCCTATCAATGAGCCAAGAGCCATAGCTAAACTAGGTGGTGATTTAATAATTATTACAAAAGAAGGATATTTACCTTTATCACAGGTTTTCAGACAAGACCTAGTTGGTAACAGAGCAGCAGCTATAAGTGAAAAAATAAGAGGTACAGTGATAAATCAGGTTGCTACAACAGGCACTTCTACTGGTTGGCAAATACACGTTTCTGCTGATGGCTCAAAGGTATATTTTAATTATCCTACTGGTGATGCAACAGATACATTCAACCAACACGTTTTTAACCCAATAACAAGGGCTTGGGCTGTATTTCAAAACATACCTGCTCATGTTTTTGCAAACTTTAATGGTGATACATACTTTGGAACAACAGATGGCAAGGTATATAAGATAGGTGGTTTTGCAGACTTATCAGCAGCCATTACTGCTGACGTATCATTTGCTTTTAATTATTTTGGCGATAGATCAAGTGTAAAAAGGTTCTCAAGTATTGCGCCTACATTTGAAGCTATAGGTGATGTAGCATTTGATTTTGGTTTGGCTATAGATCAAAGAACACCATCAGGAATTAATTTATCAACTGGATCATTTGATTCAGAGGTTGCTGCTTGGGATGAAGCAGAATGGGATTTAGATTTTTGGGGCGATACAATCGCAGCAGGAATAATACAAAAAAGAAAAGCAGTAGGATCGCTTGGTAGATCAGCTTCTTTGAGGATCAAAGTTGCATCATCAACGCAGGTTGTCAGCATAATCAACAGTAATTTTCACTTCTTACCAGGAGGGCCATTGTAATGCCTTTTATTAGTGGCACATTTTCAAGAATATACGATTGGACAGATGACAGAGATAATGGCATCAAAATTCGTGCAGATCGTATGGATCAAGAGTTTGATGGTATAACAACTGCCTTAACAACTTGTATTTTAAAAGATGGCACACAAACAACAACAGCTAAGATACCATTTGCCGTAGGTTTATCTATTATTGACAATCAAACTTTATTACTTGGAACAAACTCTGACATAGCAATACAGTATGATGAAAGCACTAATGATAGTTTAGAGATAGCTGCAAATGTTGAAGGTGCTGCATTAGGTATAGTCTTAAAAGCAGATCAAGGCGATGATAACGCAGATCAGCATAAACTAAGTATTGCAGATGGTGGCACACTTACACTAGCAAGTAAAATTAGTGGATCGTTTGTTACTTACCTAACACATACACCAAATGCTACTGTTGCTGACTCTACACTAGCTGTTGCAGGTAATTTAACAGTTGGTGGCGATACAACAATTACTGGTGATCTTACTATAACTGGCGATGACCTTACTATGGGAACAAACACAGCAGGTCACTTACTTATAGCTGATGGCACAAACTTCAACCCAGTATCAATAACTTCATTGTCAGCAATAACAAGTGTAGCTAGTGACGATGTTTTGATTGCCGTTGACACATCTGGTGGTGGTTTAAAGAAAATAACAAGAAGTGCTTTAGTATCAGGTCTTGCAGCAGGTACTATGTCAAATATTGTTGAGGACACTACTCCACAATTAGGTGGTGACTTGGATGTTCAATCAAACTCTATTGTATCTACAAGTAATGGCAATATTGCACTAAGTCCAAATGGTACAGGTGTTGTCAGAATAGATGGTAATGTAGATATACAAACTGGTGAGATCGTACTTAAAAATGGTGGCTCACAATCAAACATAAAATTTTACTGTGAATCTAGTAATGCACATTACGCACAACTTACTGCTCCTGCTCATTCAGATTTCTCAGGTAATGTCAGTATAGTTTTACCAACAACAGCAGGAACTTTGGCACTCACATCACAAATACCAACATCAGGTATATCTAGTGGCAATGTAGCTACTTTCGGATCAGGTGTTGTTGACGATGACTTTTTAAGAGTAAATGGCACAACAATAGAAGGTAGAAGCGCAAGTGAACTTGCGAACGATATTGGTGCAGCAACAAAGGGATTTGCTACTGCTATGGCAATAGCATTGTAAAGGAGAAATAAATGGCACAAGATTTTGAAAGAAACACAGCAAATGCAGTAGGCACAG